GGTTTTTATGAAACCGATTACAAGACAAAGGAAAAACCAAAATGACAATTATAGAATGGATGAATCAGTTATTGGTTCACAAAAAACATTGGAATGAATTTACAGAAGATGAACAAAAGAAATTCAGCCCATTTATAATCAATCGTTGGTTATCAATGGATAAAGACTTCATTGAGATAGTAAATTACTTTCAGAAATATGCAATTGGAACTCTTGAACCAAGAGAGGTTTATAAGTGGTATTGTGATATGTTACCGAGAGGTAAAAGATTCAATAAATATATCAAAGGTAAAAGAGATAAGAAATATGATATTGAATTAATTGATATAATGGTTAGACATTTTGAATGTGGTAAATCACAAGTGAAAGATTATTTGAAATTAATCGCTAAAGATGAATTGATTGAAATATTAGAAAAATATGGAAAGAATGAAAAAACAATAAAAAGGTTATTGAGATGAAAATAAAAGAAAAAGACTTAACTAACAAGGATATTTATGGAACTGATAACACATCAGTTCAATTGATAGAACAACAATATCCCAAGACAACCGATGAGTTCAAACGATTACAAAAATTACAATACGAAGTATTTTGTGAAAAACAAATGGATTATGGTCCAAGTAATATTTCAGTTGGAACTGATTTAGCAACAGAAGCTGATGTAAAATTATCATTGACTGGCTTATGGTTCAGAATGAATGATAAAATACAGAGAATAAAAAACTTATTAATGAATAATCAAAAAATAAATAATGAACCATTAGAGGATTCATTTTTGGATGTATCTAATTATGGTATTATGGCAACAATCGTAAAGAATGGAAAATGGGGAAAATAAAATGAATAAATTATTAATGGCAGCAATAGATAGTTATCAAGCACAAAAAACAGAAGCAGTTGCTCACTTGGATTTATTATTCAATGATGCTAAAATGATTGGAGAACATTCAGACTTATTAACTGAGGTAAAAAAATGGACTGAAAGTTTAGCACAAGCAGAAAGTAACTTAAATGTATTAAGAGAAAACTTTGATATTAGTAATACCAAGTAAAAAACGGAAAATGGAGAAAATAATTGAATAAAGGTTGGATATTAGTCAAAGATAAATTTTGGGATGCATATGAAACCAATAGATTGATTGAAGAGTTTCAGAAACAAGATATTGAGATTCAACTTGTCGACCCAAATACAATTGATATATTTGTAAACAAAGATAGTAAAAAATCTATATTAGTAAATGGAGAACCGAGTGATTTACCAAGATTTGTATTTCCAAGAACTGGTAGTGGAACAACTTATCATATCAAAGCAGTTATTCGACACTTTGAGAGAATGGGTGGTGTTCTTGTTATTAATAGTAGTGATGCAATAGATAATGTAAAGGATAAATTATACTCACATCAAATATTAGCTGAATCAAATCTTGATATTCCAAAAACATTATTATTAAAACATCCAATAGATATAGATTTTGTAGAAAAAAATATTGGATTTCCAGCAATTGTAAAAACTATAAGTGGTAGTTATGGTAGAGGGGTATTTCTTGCTGAAACTAAAAAACAATTTAAACAATTATTAACTATGGCTGAATTAACTAAACCAGGTTATAATATCATAATTCAAGAATTTGTTAAAGATACTTGGGGTAAAGACTTACGAGTATTAGTCGTAAATAATAAAATAGTTGGTTGTATGATGAGACAAGCACAGGATGATGATTTTAGAGCTAATCTCACGAGAGGTGGAGAAGGATTTCCATATGAGGTTAATGAACAGATTGAATGGTTATCAGTTGAATCATCTAAAGCATTACACTTGGATATAGCAGGTGTCGATTTATTATTTGACAATGGTGGATATAAGATATGTGAGGTGAATAGTAATCCAGGTTTTGAAGGGATGGAACAATATACAAAGAAAAATATCGCTGGTGAGATTGTATCATTTATAAAATTTAAATTAGGATTAAACAATGAGTAGGATATCATATAGTCAATTATCAATGTTTTCAGAGTGTCCTCTTCATTGGAAACTAAAGTATATAGATGATTTAGCTCTACAAGAACCAAGTATTCATTTATTATTTGGAACAGCGATGCACGAAGTTATACAAACTTGGTTAGAAGTTATGTATTACGATAGTATTAAGAATGCAAACAAACTAAATCTTGAACAAAGATTACATGATAAGATGATGGAACAATTTAAAAAAGATAAAGAGGCTTATGGTAAAGACCCATGTACTCTTGAACAATTAAGAGAGTTCTTTCAAGATGGTTGTGATATACTTGACTTTGTTAAAAAGAGAAGAGCTGATTATTTTAGTAAAAGAGGATATAAACTTATAGGTTGTGAAGTTCCAATTGAAGTTGGTTTGAAAAAAAATATTAAAATGGTTGGTTATTTAGATATAGTTATATTAGATGAGTTTCACAATACATTAAAAATCTATGATATAAAAACATCAACTCGTGGTTGGAACAAATGGATGAAAAAGGATGAGAATAAAACACAACAGTTGTTATTGTATAAACAATTTTATTCAAAGATGTATAACCATCCGATAGATAAAATAGAAGTGGAATACTTCATCGTAAAGAGAAAGTTATGGGAAGAAGCTATGTTTCCACAAAAGAGAGTACAGAAGTTCTCGCCAGCAAGTGGTACTGTAAGTATGAACAAAGTAGCTAAGAGGTTAGATACATTTATAGATTTAGCATTTGATGAAAAGGGTGAAAGAATATCAGAAAATATTATAGCAACACCAAGTAAGAAAGCTTGTAGATGGTGTGAATTTAATAAAACAGAACATTGTAATCAAGGAGTAAGATGAAAGTAGCAATTGTAGGTAGTAGAAGATACGAAAATAGAAGAAAGATAAAAGAGTTTATATTCAAACTTAAAAATCAATATGGTGATGATACTATAATTGTGAGTGGTGGTTGTAAGACTGGTGCTGACAAATATGCTAAAAAATATGCATTAGAGTTAGGTTTACAATACGAAGAGTATCCACCATTTCATGAGGTTCATAATTTATTCTGTACAATGCCTGAATCAAGATATGGAAAACCATATAGTATAAAAAACTTTCACGCAAGAAATAAGATTATAGCTGGAACAAGTGATTTTATAGTTGCATTTATTGCAGAGGGAGTTCAATCAGACGGAACTTTTTCAACTTTGAACTATGCTAAAAAATTTAATAAAAAAAGAATAATAATTTCATAGTTTTTTTTATATTTGTATATATTTATATATATAAATATTTGATGGAGAATAGTTATGAAAAATACTAAATTAACATCTGTAAAAATATTAGAGAATCTATATGAAAGATTCAAACTGAACACAGTCAATACAAAAATGACTTTACAAAAATTAACAAATCGTTCAGTAGATAGATTTTTAATAGATGAAAAATATAGAGCAGAAATAGAAACATACGATAACTTAACAGTTAGCGGAAGTAATTTTTAAATTAGGAGAAAATAGGTTATGAATCAAGTTAAACTTCCCAAGTTGAAAAAGATGGATTTAAATAAACCGTTCATTAAAAAGAAGAAAATTCTACTCTTGTCAGATGACTTGAGAATGCATTCCGGAATAGCAACACAAACAAAAGAATTTGTTATGGGAACATTACATAAATATGACTGGGTTCAAATAGGTGGTGCAGTTCAACATCCTGAACAGGGAAAAATAATTGAAATGTCCGAAGCTGCACAAAAAGAAACTGGAGTAAAAGATGCATATTTAAAAATCTACCCAGTATCTGGTTATGGTAATGCAGATGTTGTTAGACATTTACTCGCTATAGAAAAACCAGATGCAATTCTACATTTTACAGACCCAAGATTTTGGATTTGGTTGTATAATATGGAACATGAAATAAGACAACATATACCTATTATGTATTATAATATTTGGGACGATATTCCAGACCCATTATACAATACAAACTTTTATAGAAGTTCAGATATGTTAATGTCAATATCAAAACAAACTTATGGTATAAATAAAAGAATACTCTCTAAATATGGTTATGAAAATTGGCAAACAGACTATGTTCCACATGGGATAACTGATAGAAGAATATCTAAAATAGAAGATAAGGGTGATACAAAGTTTAGAGAGTTTGAACAAAGACATGGATTGGATAAATATAAGTTTAAAATATTATATCTAAATCGTAACATCAGAAGAAAATCACCTGGTGATGTAGCATTAGCATATAAACATATGATGGATAAGCTTACACCTGAACAACGAAAAGATTGTTGTTTAGTTTGGCACGCAGCAGTTAGTGATGATAATGGTACTGATATGAGAGCAGTATGTAAAACTCTCTTACCAGATTATCCAGTAATATTCACACACGATAATTGTCCTGGTGCATTTAATGATGAAGAGATGAATTTTATATTTAATTCTTGTGATGTTTATATCAATATGGCATCAAATGAGGGATTCGGATTAGGTAGTTGTGAGATGTTACATACTGGTGGAGTTATTGTAGTTAATGTAACTGGTGGATTACAAGACCAATGTGGGTTTAAAAAAGATGGAGTTACTGGTCAAGATGGTAAATATA